GGCGCCAGCCACTTTTGCACCTACTTTACGTGCAACGTTCCCTAAGACATTACCACCGGGAGCTTCATTAACAACGTTTTCACTTGTTATTTGCGTTATTTTCATGGTTTGCTCTCCTGTTACTTTATATTTATACATAATTCATCGAGTACACCCCGTAAATACTCTTATGCCTCAGAAGAGATATAATGTTATTGAGTGCGACACTAAAGAGGTTGTTACTCAATGCAGTGATGAGTATGAAGCAGATTTAACTATTGCACAGTTAGTTGATTCAAATCCTAACAAGCAATACAAAGTTGAAACTGTTGAAGTGTATGATAGTGATGCGTTCCGTTATGGACGTGATCCTGAATTGCACTAGTGTTTAGTAGATGAGCTTAACGCTCATCTGTGTTTTCGCTATGCTCAAACACGTTTTTTCATATGTGATTAATATAAGTGCGAAGCACTTTGCTATCATGTAGATAGTTGAGCCATACTTCGCCCGTCTCCGGGCAAAGTATTGTCGCCATCATGTGAGATAAGCGTACCATCTTAACAAAGTAGATTACATATTAATATGTACAGAGGCGGAAACCCGTCAACCCCTTACTACAGCCTTCGCAATAGTCTCGGAACCCTAATATAACCCTGTTAAGCAAGTTATACTAAAGCTGTGGTTGTATCTTTTTCACAGAGCCACGATCTTTTAATGCCTACGTTAGCATCAAGCCGTGCAACGTACCAGTTCCAGTCACAAGATCGATGTGACCTCAAGGTAAGTCGAGCTACCCCGACCAAACAATGTTGCTATATAGTGAATTTTAATGTGCCTACACAGTATATTAGTGTATAGTATTTTGTGTTATTGTAAAAGTGGCTTATTTGCCTTTTAGGCCTTCACGTAGTATCTTAGATCCACCTACTCTAACGTTTATAATGCCGTTGTAGTACTCGTCTGTTTCTAATACCCTACGTTCAAACTGCTCTCTTGCCTCTAAGTAACTTGCTATGCCTCTGGATTCGCAGTAATACAGTATTTCTCGTGTGAACTTGTCTTCGCCTAGTTGTTGTACGTCTTGTTGTAGGTGTTCTGATGAACCCCAATAGTCTTTCCAGTCTGATTCTACCTTGCTTCTACGTTTATTCTTCTTACCTTTAAGTGGTGGTCTTGTTTTTTTAAACTTTGCTAGTTTTTTACCTATGTATTTTTTGTTGTTGGTTGTGTTCGTGATTAGATACACGAATGCTTCACAATCCTCTGGTAATGTTTCTATTAATTTGCCCTTATATGTCCATTGCATAATGATACTTACTCAGTATCAGTGCTAGGTGTTTCTTTTTTGGCTTTGTATTCGTCTATGATCTCAACTCTACGTTCACTTGCTAGTTTGCGTATTTCACTTAACCATTTTCTAGCTGATCTTTTGGTACGTTCGCTCTTGCGTATTTCCCATGCTTCGTTGGCCTTGTAGTATTCAAGGTATGCTTTGGTTAATTTATCGTGTGTATCGTCTTTCATTGTTATTGCATTATTTCAACATCATTATCATATGATGTAAATCCGTTTTCTTTAACTACTTTTAATACATTAGTTACACGACCAGCAAGTTCTTCCTTGTGCGATATTAGGTAAATGTTCTTTTGACGTTCTCTACCCATTTTCTTAAGAACACTCATGCTGTTTTCAACACCGTTTGCATCCATACCACTATCAACCAACTCATCAATAAACAATAAGTTGATGTTTTGATATAAACTTTCCCACACATCACGGAATGCCCAACTCATACCAAGTATAAGTCTATTACGTTCACCTCTACTTAGGTTATCAAAGTCTAAGTCCTGTCCTAGTTGTGTAATTTCAACACTTAGATCGTTCTTAAACACCACTGTATGCGGAAGTCCTAGCTTGTCTAAGTAGTATGTAAGTCTATTATTCAAGTATGCAAGGTTCTGATCGATGATCTTTTTACGTATAAAGCTGTCTTTGTTTGTTAGTAGCTTATATAAAAAGTCCTGGTGATCTTTTGTGCTATTAAGATCATTTACAGTATCCCAATTCACTTCTTGTATTGCAGTTTTCTCTAAATCATCAATCTGTTCTTGATATGGATCTAGTTCATCTGTCTTTTCTTGTAAACTTTTAGTCAAAGAGTCAACGTTGCCTCTGTGTTGATATGCTTCTTTGGCAGTTTCATAAAACGTATTAGGTTTTGCATCAAGTTCACCTAGCTCTGAGATCTTAGAATTTACTTTTTCTAGTTTTTCAGCCATGCTAGTTTGATAAACATGAGCATCACCATAATCTTTTTGTAACTTGTCTTTCATTTCTTCAAGTTTATCATCATGCAGTTCTTGACCACAAGCATAACACTTGGCAGTTTCTAGATCATCCAAGTCTTTACCAAGTTTGTTTACGTTGTTATCAGCTTGTTCCAATGCACGTTCAACAGTTGCTTTTTCTTTTGTAAGGTTGTTAAGATGTTTTGTGTTTTCTTCCCATGTTTTTAGTTTCTCATGATCTTCTAGTTCGCTATCAATGTCTAGTTGTTCTAGTTCCTTGATTGCTTTTGCAAGTTTATCACAGTCTTGCTTGTTTTGTGCAATCCAAGCCTTGCGTCTGCTGTGTAAACGTTCAATGTTTTCTTTAATCTTTTCATTACTGCTTGTTACTGCTTGTATTCTAGCATTTTCTTCAGTAAGTCTATCTCTTGTAATACGTATTTGTTCTCTTAACAAATCAGCTTTCTCAGAAAGTAGTGTAATACCAAGTAACTGTTCAATAATAGTACGTTGATCGTTGTTCTTTAGTGCTAAGAAGGGCTCTGTGTAAGTATTAAGTGCCACAATATGCTTAAACATATCATGACTCATACCTAATAAGTCATTTATATCTTCTTGTGTTTTACGTGAGTCACCCTGTGACTGATCTGACAGCTCTTGTTCTTCATTATTAATAAAGAACTTCATAGTATTAGGCTTACGACCTCTTTCTACTTTATATTCTTTGCCATCTTTTTCAAAAGTTAGTGTAACTAACATTCCTTTATTGTTAGTTTTGTTAACTAGGTTATCTCTTCTAATGTTCGTTAGTGCTTGGCCGTACAGAGCATAAGATAATGCGTTGATTATCGTAGTTTTACCTGTACCGTTACGTGAACCAGAATCGTCACCTCCTTGATCTAAGTTTTCGCCAAGCACTAACGTTAGTTGTTGTTTGTTAAAGTCGACTGCCTGTGTAGTATTACCCACACTCATGAAGTTTTTTACTGTAATGTTCTTTATCTTAATCATCTTTACTTAAATCTCTATATATGCTCAGTAGTTTTGCTTTATCAAAGCTGTCTGATTCAATTGCTTCAATCTCTTTTGCAACAATTTCGTCTACACTTTCAAACTTTGTGATATCAATGTCTGAATTTATTTCATCATCTTGTGTATTAGGTATAAGACTAATTTCTCTACAGTCATAATCTTTCATAAATGTTTCTTTTATGAAGTTTGCTTCTTCATAACTGATAGGCAAGTCCAATGTAACACGTAGATACATTTTACTTTTTATTAATGTGTCTTTTTCATCTAACAATCTTGAAAGTTTTACTGTTCTGTACTTCGGACAGTTCCACCAGTTTATGTATTGTGGTTCACCTCCATGTTCAAGTATCATCATACCACGTTCATCATCCCAGGCATCTGCGTAATTGTGAGGAAGAGCATTACCTATATAATGAACTGGACCTTTTACTTGACGTTTATGGAAGTGTCCACTGAATACATATTCTTGGTTCTTGAAATGATCTGCTTGTAGTTCACCTGTGTCAGGCATCTGTACCATAGCATTCATATAAAAGTTTGGAAGTTCAAAGTGACCAAATATGTACTTGCTTTTAATCTTAGGAATCTTTTTCCATTCATCTCCGACTAACCAAGGTATAAGTGTTGTATCACCTTCAGTCATCATTTCGTTGACCATTGTAATACCTTCAATGTGCCTTGCAAAGTCAATTGAATTAATATCTCTTTTGTCTTTATAATATAAATCGTGGTTGCCAGGGAAGAAGTAAAACTTCTCAAACGCCTGACCTAGCTTCTCTAGACTTCTAATAGTTGCGTCCATTGTGGTAATGTTCAAACTATTTCTGTTGTGATGCCAATCACCACAAAAGATTCCAGTTTCGCAACCATTTTCTTTTGCTTGTTCTATATACCAATCAATAAATTCTTCACAATCATCATTATGAATCTTAGAATTACTCTTCAATCCAAAATGAATGTCTGTAAATACTGCTACTTTCTTAAACAAAACTCTTCCTCACTGTTGATCTTAGTATTGTACACGAAAAAATCGTATAAGTCAACACTATTTCTTATCAGAACTTTCCTTGTTGTGTTCAGCCACTGATTTTTCCCACTGACCCTGATTCTGTCTAGTAAAGGAAGGATTCATATGATTCATTTCTAATATGTCATCTCGTATATTTTGATTACGTTTTTCAATATTAATAATCCTTACAAATGAATTTGTAACTGCCGCCGTGTAGTATGCAAACGGATTGTTTGATTTTGATTCATCAAATTGTAAACCAATTTGTGTTAATTGTAATATTGCTTGACCTTTCATTTCGTCATTGTAGGTATAACCTCTAACATTACCTCTTGTTGCATAACGTTCACATAACTTCATCCACATCAAAGCTAACTTGTTTGTAGCCTGTCCATGGCTTTTGCTAAATGATCCATTACTCATTCCGCCTTCCCAATGGCTTTTGCCAACGCATATCAAGTTGTCGTTCTCATCAAACTTGTAATGCTGAAATGGTGGAAAATTAAGTTTTGTCTTCGTATCTGCAATAGTTTTGGGGTTTTTCTTTCTACCTTTTTCTTCAGGTATGTGGTCATACGTCATAATTCTAAAAATAACGTTGGTTTTTGCAATCTTTTTGTAGTCTATAGCACAATCGGCCTGCTTAACTTTCTCGCCAGCTTCTTTCCTTGCTTCATATTCCTTCAAACCAAGCCGTTTTGCCTGGTTTCTTTTAGCATCTGCTATAGTTCTTATGTTAATTTTGTCAACACTAGGTAAAATAATATCATATTGTGCATAATCGTCGTCTGTATAACTACAAAATGTGTTTTTTGACTTATGGATCTCTGATAATATATCTCTGTTGTTGAGATAGTTCACTCTTTTCATATTTGTTTTCTCCAAACCTTAAATAATACATTATTATAAACTACGCAGTTAAAAAAGTCAACTAAATACTTGTAGGAGTTTACCAAAATGGCAAGAAGCAATAGAAGTAACATTATAAACAGTTCGACGTATGATGCCGAGTATGCTCGTGAAGTTGCGGCAACCAAAGGCTTAACTGGATCAAATCCTCTTGAAGGACCAGCAGGTGGTAATTTTAAAATACCTGAAGTTGACTTTTCAAACATTGGTGCAGACATTGGCAAAAAAATACGTACAGCTTTAGGTGACGTTCCAATAGGCGGAGAACAAAATCCAGGTGGATCCATAGGCGATGCACAGATGCCAGCGAATGCAACATTTGGAAAAAGTGTTGAACGTGATTGGCGTGTTAAGTTAAGTGTACCCAATGTGTCTCCGTTTGATTCAGCGCCGATATTGCAACCCATTCGTGAAACAGGTGGATTGGTTTTTCCATACACACCTACGATCATTGTTGCTCATAGTGCCAACTACAATTCAATAGCGCCTACACATACTAATTATCCGTATTTTGCTTACCAGAATTCACAAGTGGATCAGCTTGTTATCACAGGCGACTTTTTTGTACAGAATGGTACAGAAGCACGTTATTGGGCAGGTGCTTTACATTATCTAAGAAGCATGACAAAAATGTTCTTTGGCGGAGAAGCAAGTACAATTGGTGCACCTCCTCCTATAGCAAAACTAAATGGTTACGGAGAACACATTTTTAATGATGTGCCTGTTATAATTACACAGTTTACAATTGACTTACCACAAGACGTTGACTATATCTCAATGGGACTACCAGGAGAAAGCACAGGAACAACAGGAGATACCGACAAAGACAAACGTAAGTTTATA